CCATCGCCGTGGGTTGTGCCAATAAGATTGTTTCCGAAACGGTATGCTTTGCGATGCCTCATTGAACAATCAAAAGCGATTTCATTGTTTCGCTTAAAGTAAGTTTTCATAACCTCGGATAAAAAAAAGCCCGACATCGTATCGTGATTGCTTGGATTAAAAGTAAAATGAACTGGAGCGATTGCAATTAACTGAAGTAGTATATCAACATAGAGCTGCTTGGCAATTAAAAAATTGCTGTACCATTGCCCGTCGGTATCCTGTGGAGTGCCATTTGTCGTTTGTCGTTTGGGATTGTCGATATGTAAAATATCGTTTCCACCGATAAATAAAATCTTTTCGATAGGAAACCCTTTGGCTTTGTTTAAAATTCCTTGTACGCCCTCCTTTACCCTTTTAACGGCGATTTGATTATTGTAGTCTTCGCCTGTTTCGAATGAATCTGCAAGTTTGCCGATGTGGATGTCTGCTGGGTCTATTACAAGTAAGTATTCTTTTTTTTCTTTGCTCCGTTTTAATGTAGGATATTTGGGCGCAAACTTTTGCATATCCTCAATCAACTTTTTGCAAAGTTCTTCTAACTTATTTTCGGCATCGTCTTTATGTAATGGGTTTTTAAAGAATAAGCTCGCCTCTCTTGTTTTGAGCCATCCATGCTTAACGCTTTCAATATCAACTCCAGCATTTTCGGAGGCTTCCTTTAAACCTCTATACCGAAACAAGATTTCTGCTTCGTCAGGCTTTAGTCGATATCGTTTATTTTCACTCATACATATTTGTTAACTACCTTGCCAGCTAAGAATAAAAAACCTCCTACAATACAAAGCCCAATAATCAGCCACATGTAGTTTGGTTTTTTACTTGCTTTTGCCTTCTGTACTTCTATTCGTGTTACTTGGCGTATAGTATCACGGTGTATCTTGTATTCTATTCGTGTTTCCAATCGTGTTTTAGGCACAAAAACGTTTTGATAGTGCACTATTGTGTCCTTGCTGCTGAAGTATTTCTCATATACAATCGTGTCGCGTTTCACTACTGGAATAGAATCAATTGTTGCTATTCTTATGGTGTCGCTTGAAATAAGCGGTTCTAAGCCCTTTTTGAGAGCCTTCCTATAGTGATAGTTAGCTGAGCAACTAAATAGCGTTAAAACGCAAATAAGGCTACAAAAACGCATATTCTTTCCTTGCATCATAACTTGGGCATGCCTTGTTAGCGAAATCTCGATGACCAAAAATCTGCATATCCTTGTTATGGGTGTATATTAATTCCTTTATCAATTTAACCAAAGCATCCTTTTGCTCTTTGGTTCGTGTATCCATAGCCTTGCTCATATCCTTCGACATTCCACCGACGTATGCAATACCTATTGAATTTTTATTTTGCCCTGATGTATGAGCGCCTGACTTTTTTAATGGTCTTCCGTATTCAACCGTACCGTCAATATGCACGAGGAAGTGGTAGCCGATGTCATTGAATCCTCTTTTTAAATGCCACCGCCTTATGTCAGCGACATCGTGCTCACGCCCTTCAGGGGTTGCCGTGCAATGGATTATGATTTTATCAATCTTTCTCATTTATGTTCTTGAAGTCCTGAGTAACTTCCTTGGCTCTTGCAAATAAGTTCTTGAGCGATTCCCAAAGGTCGATATTTTTTACCGCCTTGTAGTTTTCGTTGATACTAATAACTTCGATTGATACCAATACCAAAGCAAGTATTTTTGTAGTCATTAGCTCCACGCTAAAGAATGTCAGAACAATGTCATTTAAGATATAATAATCGATGAGGTAAAACAGCATAACCGTAACCTCATACAATAGGATTTTTGAAATCACAGAACTGAGTTTTCTGGATGTAATCGAAGTACCAAGTTTGCGAGATTTCCAAACGCCAGTCAAGGTATCTAAAATTACAGAAACACCGATTAAAATAAGTATGCCTGATATAGGCAAAAAGAAGCTGCTAACAATTGCGAGTAATTGCATAGAATAGTTGTTTAGTTTAGTTAGTAGCAAAAGTAATTGTAATTTCATCGCTCTATGTATTCAACCAGTTGGTATGTTAAGTAAATTGCAAGAAAACAACCAATGCACCGTAAGTGAAAAGCACCACTCCAAAACAAGCTGAATGCCGAAAGGTATCCAGCAATGAAATAAAGTACCGAAAGCGCTTTAGTATGCATTATTCTACAGGTAAAGGTTCAGACCACTCTTTAGAAGCCATAAGTTGCAAAGCTTCTTCGTGATTCATTGCTTGTAAAATCTCTACGCTTCCGTCACTTATAAAGGAAGGTACTGCATCGTACTTGATTATAAACTCAGACTCATCTAAACTTTTGCGAATCGTTTCTGCTGAAGTTTCGTGTATCTGTGAAAAGTCAATCAATTCTAAATCTGTTATGCTAATTGTTGCGTATGTTTCTGCTATTCTGTTACTCATTTTTTATTTGTTTTTATGTAGGTACGTCAGTTATAATATTTCCGCTTGTCATATTGGTCATCGTTCCATTGTTACCACCGCTTCCGTTGTCGGTTAGTGTTGGGAATGTGTCGCCGTCTCCCATACGCCACCAAGATATTGGACTCAATGAAGTTAAGTCATTAGGTGCTCCCGAATTATATATAGCAGTTATGTCGCTTTGGGATAACTCCGAATTAAACAAAGCGATTTCATCAAGACCACCGTTAAGAGGTAGTAATAAGTCTGCTCTTGCGCCTATTTTTTGTATTGTTGAAGTAGTACCTGCAGCAGCGTTTAACGTGTTTAAAGTAATGTTTGTTTGAAGCACCGCGTCTATATAGTAATTGACTGCAATCCCATTTCTACTAAAACAATGGTGATGCCAATTACCATCGCTAAGAAGTGATGAGTTTATTCTTAAACGACCACTATCATTATTACCAAGTCTAAAATTTATGTTACTTCCTGTATCTAACCATAAAGCGTACTTACTACTTGCGTTTACATCACCCAATACAACACCATTATCTAATGTGCTTCTTTTCATCCAAAAAGAAATACTATTAGTGCTACCTATATCAATTGTAGCCGTGTCTACATAGTCATCAACACCGTCAAACCTTACGCTCTTTGTGTTAGTGAAAGACGGAGTAGCTGCCGTTCCTGTTAAGTTAGTTTCGGGACTATAACTTAGTTCGTGTATTTTTCCCCAATTAATTGTATTACTCATATCGTTCGTGTTTATGTAGGTACGTCAGTTGAAAAGGTTGAGAAATTAGTCATAGTTCCGTTATTACCTCCCGAACCATGGTCTATGATGGTCGGAGCCGTATCTCCGTCTCCCATTCTCCACCAACTGAGCGGAGAAAGACTGCTTATGTCATTAGGTACACCGCTATTGTATATTTCAGTTACTTGACTTGCAGATAATTCAGAATCCCATATTGCAACTTCGTCTACTTTTCCTAACCAAGTTGCATTCAATTTATCTGCTCTTGCTATTTTAAGGTTATTTGTGCCACTTGGCGTAGTTGTTGGTATTGTACCCACAAAGCTTAAAGTAACTTCAGTTCCATTAATATAGCATTTGAATTTATCTGCATTTGTTAGTCCACTTCCATTGTAAACAACAATAATATTAAACCAAGTATCTGCACTAATTAAAGTGGAATAATCAAAATACCCATAATAATTATTTGTTTTTTGGAATTGGATATACATATTACCGTCTGTATATGTATAAACACCAAACCAATTATTCGTATTTACAAAAGACTCAATTAGGGGTCTGATTTGGTCAATAGTTGTTTGTTTGTACCAACCACTATAAGTAAAAGCAGAAGCATTATTTAATTCTGCAATATGTCCAATATCTGCAAAGTCGTCCACACCGTCAAGTTCTATGCTCTTTGTATTAGAAAAAGACGAACCACCTACTTTAGCACCTTGCCCCCAACCTATGGTATTATTAACTGCGCCTTGACCGTATTGTATTGTATTTGCCATTTTTTTTATGTTGTTATGTCTCCAAACAAATACCAAGTATCTGTCGCTACTTTTAATATTGTTGCTACTGCATACTGAGCTGCAAGTTTCGTTTTTCCACCGCT